GCCGAGGAACAGCGCGCGGGCCGCGCCAACGTTGCCGGAGGCCCCATAGTCATTGAAGCGGATCACGTTGCGGTGCTTGTGCAGGATGACGTCGGCATACTCGCCGAGCGCGTTCTTGTAGACGCGGTTGCCGTCTCCACGGACGCCCGCCGCCTTCTGGATGTCCAGCCAGTCGTTCTGGGAGACGGACGTGCGCAGGCTGAAGGCCTGGAACGTGTGCATGAGCAGGACGTGCTTGCGTTCGCCCTCCACGGTGATGGGCTGCATCATGGGGTCGAGGGTTTCGGCCTTGGCGACCAGTTTTTCCACGATGCCGAGCGACATCTTGTCGTTCGCCGTGAGGTTGGCTTTGCCGGTGGCCGAACCGCCGTACACCATGTGCTCGGCGTCGGGGGCCTGAAGCGGGTTGTTGGCGCGGCCCTTGAAGGACAGCGGCGAAATGAAGTCGGCATTGATGCCGCGAGCCCCGGAAAGGTACATCATGAACTGTTCGTCGTAGTACTCGGACCACCACGTCGCCAGCGCGTCGCGCCCTTCCTTGCGCAGGTTGTACGGCACGCGCTGCTCGGACATCTTGCCCTTGGACTTCGTGCCCTTGCGCTTCTGGTCGATGAACAGCGAATCGCTGAAGAAGGTGAGCGCCTCTTCCGCGCTCGTGCCTTCGATGAGGTTGTCGCCTTCCACGCCGTCCTCGCGCAGCTTCATGCGCAGGCCCACGGTGATCTTTTCACCGGCCTGCTTCTGAAGCTCCGTCTTCACGACGATGAGCGCGGACTCGCCCGTGCCCATGAACTTGCTGAAATACTGCCGTTTGCCGGATTCCACGGCGAGGCTGTTGGACCAGACCTGTACCGCAAGCGGATGATTGAGCGGAAACTCGGTTCCTGCCATTCATGTTCTCCTAAAGTTCCCCGCGCAACAGGCGTTCCTGCTGTTCGGGGGAAAGTCGGGCGAACTCGTCTTCCGTGGCCGGGATGTTCCCGACCGGGGCGTCCCCGTGGCCGGGGACATCCCCAAGTTCGCGGAAGGCGGCCTGTTCGCCGTTGATTTTCTGCATCACCTTCTTGGTGACTTCGGCCTCAATGGATTCCCGGATGCGTTCCGGGCTGGAAGCGGCGGCGAGGGTATGGGCATCCTTGAACAGCCCCACGACCTCCAACGCCCGCCCGCCGAGATACGACTGCCGCCCCGTGCGGGGGTCGATGACAATCGTGTTCGGCGAGGTCAGCAGGGTGATCGTGTCGGGGGTCAGCCCCGCCTCGTTTTGCAGGTAGCCGATGAGCTCTTTGGCCTGCTGCCCGTTGAGCCCGCCCTCGAACATCGCATCCATTTCGCGGACGCAGGTGCCGAGGAAGGCCGCGTCGGCGGAACCGGACTCACGGCGTTTCTGCTCGGCAAGCTCGCGTTCGACGTACAGGGTCTTCGCCAATACGATGGCGTCTTCCTCGCCGTAGGTGTCGAGCTTGTCGCGGAGAAGCTCGCCGTCTCGGGAGTCCTCGAAAACCAGCGCGGCATACTGCGGATTCTGTTCCGCGAACCGCCGGGCCGCTTCGGAGGCATCCTTGGGCGCTTCCGGCATCTCCCGTTGCTCATGGGTGGCCTTCCTTGCCGCGAGTTCCTGCTCAAGCTGCTCCACGCGCTGCTGCGCTTCCTTGCGCTTCGTGCGCTCCTCGGACAGCGCGGCGTGCGGCACGAACCCCTTGGGCGGCTTTGCCCCGTCTGCGGATGTATCTTCGCCGGGGGAGGTATCCCCGCCCGCCGGTTCGTCTCCGGGCTTCGTTTCCGGTTTCGGCTCTTTCGGAGCGGGCGTCTCCGTCCGGTCTTGCCCGTGAGCCTCGCCATCCGGCGTTTCGCCGCGAAGTTCCGCTTCGCTGACCGCCTCGTCGAAAAAGTCCAGTTCGTCATGCCCGGCCTGTTCCGGCGCGGGCTTGGGCGCGGGTTCCGCCGGGGATACGGCCTGCTGAACCGGGGCTTCCTGCGACGCTTCCATCATTCCTTCTTCCATGTTCCTCTCCGTTTTACGCCTGAGCGGGCGAGTGGTTTGGTGCATCCATGACGGCGGATGCGTCCGAAAGACTCTGGGCCGGGGAACTGTCCGTGCGGCCCGTGTCGTTTGTGTCGGGAGTGCCCCACCGGATGCGGTCGTAGCCGTTCCGGTAGGCATCCATTGCGCCGGGGCGGTCCCGCCTGTTCCAGAACCGGGGGTCACGCCCGGAAGGACAGGGGCGGTGCCCACGGCACCATGCCTCCGCCTTGCGGTCGAATGCCGCTTCCTGCGCCGGGGTCATGGCCCCGAAATCAATAGGTCTGTCCATACGGCATAGGGGGTTGAGGGTTGGAGACAGGCAACGGCGCTGGCGGCATAAGGGAAGCAACGGCCGCATCCTCGTTGCGGGCCTGCCGGATGGCGTTCCCGGCCTCAATGCCGGTCTGGAACTCCTTCCGATCCTGTTCGCGGGCTTTCATCCCGGCCTCCGAGCGCGTCTTGTCGATTTGGGCACGGAGCAGCTCGTTCTCAAGCCCCGCCTTTTCCAGCCCGGCCTGCATGAGCTGCTGTTGCGCCTGTTGCTGCATCTGCTCGGCCTGCGCCTTGGCTTCGGCCTCCTGCTGCGCCCGCTGCTGCAGTTCCTCCGGCGACATGTCCATCTCTTCCGGGGTGATGCCCATCATGGGCTTCAGCTTCATCATGAGCTGATCCTTGTTCGGCAGGTTACTCATCTCCATCGCCATGCCCATGAGGTACGGGATGACCTCGGGAGGCGACTGCTTGCACCACTCGATGAGCAGATTCATGTTCTGCTCGCGCACGCTGTCCGTGGCAGGGGCGTCGGACACGATCACGTCGTACATCCCCTGTGTGATGTCGTTGTGGATTTCCACGACGTCCCCGGACTCGCCGAGAACCTTCTGGTTCACGGTCACGAACCGCTCGGCATTGGTCATCTTGTCGGTGATGCGCAGCACCTTTTCGGCGGTCCACGCGCCCTGCACGTTGGCGATGACGAGCTGGCCAAGACGGGACATGGAACGGCGGTAGTTGCCGAACAGGGAAGCCATTATGGTGGAGGACTGCTGGCGGCGCAGCTCAATGGCCTTGCCGGAATTGGCGTTGGACGTGTAGCCCATCGCCTCGTCGTTGGCTCCGGAAATCTGCTGGATTTCCTTCTCCGACTGCTCCAGCACCTGAATCTGGTACTGTGAGAGCTGCGCGCCCTCAATGATCTCCATTTTGGAACGGCCTCCGGGTTTCAACACCATGAACCCGTCGGGCTTGTTGGCTTCCTCATAGAGGTCCTGAAGGTCATCGGCGGCGCCCTCCTCCACGATGATGCGCCGTTTCTGGAGCATGGCGAGGTTCATGGAACGGCGCTTGTTGATTTCCTCGTTCTGCCCGGAAAGCATCCGGGGCACGCCGAAGGGATTCAAATAGCGGTCGAGGTAGCCGATGAAGGGAATGAACGGGTACTGTCCGTGCGGGAACGGCGACGGCTCGTCGGACAGCTCATAGGAACCGATGAAGGTCTTCACCCGGAGCTTGCGGACGGAGGTGGTGATCAGCTGCTGGGCGTTTCGCACCAGCATGTAGACCTGCGCGTCGGGCAGTTTGGTGTTCACCTCCACGCACTGCCCGTCGGGGAACAGCGCGAACACGGCCTTTTCAAGTACAGGATACCAGAGCTGCACGGGCCTGATGCGCCGCCGTTCAGGGTCCGACCAGCGGGTCGAGCCGAGGACGCGCTTGTCCTGCTCCACGATGTCGGCCTCGTCGTCCATGTAGGAGTAGTCCGAATCGTGCGCGCTCAGGCCGGAGAACGCTTCCCCAATCTCCTTTTCCCGCTCGGGATACAGGCATTGCAGGTCGAAGAGGTCCATCCAGCGCTGGAAGAAGGCGTAACGGCATTTGTCCGATTCCAGCCACGGCGAGGCGAAGGGGTCCCAGAACACCTCTTTCCAGTCGCGGAAGTCGAGCTTGATCCGCTCCTGCCGGGGATCGTTGTTGAATCCGCAGTACAGCCAGCCGATGCCGGGGATCACCGCATCCTTGAAAGCCTGACCGATGCGGTACTGCCCGTCGTTCTGGTCAAGCACGAAGGCCAGCGCCTCGGTCATGATCTCCGCGATCTGCCCGTCCTTGGCGGTACGGGCTTTGGCGATGATGTTCGCCCGGTTCAGCTCCTGCGACCCGAGGATGAGGTTGATGGCCGGGAAGATGCGGTTGATGGTCAGCGGATCGATGCCCGCGTCGACGGCGCGCTGGCGGTCTTCCGGCGTCCATTGGTCGCCGTCGTACATCTCATGGTCGCGCCACGACTTGGCCCGCCAGTCACGGGAGGCGGCGCGCGCCTCCTCAACGTAGCCGAGGGCTGTCTGAATAGGCATCCGGTTATCGTGCTTCGCCATTATCGCCTCCTTGGGCGGAAGCCCTTGGAACCGGACTTCTGATGCTGACCGCAACTCAAGGCCAAATACCGGAAGGCGTCGGCAGCGTGGCTCGTCCAGTCGTGCAGCGGGCGGTCATGGAATACCTTCCGTTTCTCGTCGTATTCTTTGCGGTAATTGCGCAGGGCTTCCGCACCGGCACCGCATTTGATCTGGTCGAACCAGCAACGCGGCAGGATGGTGCGCACGGCATTGATGCCGTCGGCCACGCTCTGCTGGGGGACGACGAGCACGGGGCCGATGTCCAGCCCGGCA